TTGTTTTTCTGTTTCCTCGTCTTCACGCAAGAATATAACCTCTGGTGAAATCGAATATAAATATTGTTGTATCAATTCCCTGCTTTGTCCATAGATTGAAACACGATACAACTCCCCATTCTTAAACATATCCACTAAAAACATATATCGCTTATACATGGATTGTCTAAACTCCTGTTATTTATTTGTAGAACCTGTGCCACCTGTGCGTTTTGTTGTTACATTATCGTTATCTGCCAAGAAATACTTTGTGAAGATACCTTGGACGATACGTTCGCCTGCATCGATTTTTTGTGTCACAGAACCATAATTATGTAGAACGACCATAATTTCACCTTCGTTATCAGGGTTATTGTAATAGTCAGAGTCAATAACGGACGCACCTGTCGCAAGCATTAATTGGCGTTTAATACCAAGGCTTGACCGCACACGCAAATCTAAGTACTCATCTTTTGGCATATATGCTTTAACGCCTGTTTTAATTAATACAGATTGATTTGGTCTAATCACATAATCTTCCATAGCACAAATATCATATCCAGCACTATGAGCAGAACCTCTAGTTGGACACTTAACCACAGTACCCAAGCGTGATACATATTCAAATCCACGAACTCTTTTTGACATAAAACCCTCCTGTTATAACAATACTTCCACGGTCAAATACTGACGACCGAATTTAATAGCATCATCATATGATGGCATCCAAATGTCAATTGCATTAGAATAACCACCGCCAAAGCGGTCTTTTACAACATATTCACGACCATTAATAATAACGTGTGTACCAAACGGCAAGTCATCTGCTGCGATTGCACCCTCATGTGTCCACTCACCGTTTGCCATCGTTCCGTGTTCTGCATAGGCTGATACATTGGCTTGTATTGGGTATGCATGCGAGGGTTGAACACCCAAGAATAACAACATACCAGCCAACATCGTCACACCCAATAATTTATCCATAATTTTAATCATATGTATTGTCTCCTGTTTATTTATGTTTAAACCAATAGTACCACTCACGTAATGACGCATAGATAACATATGCAAACCACACAGTGAATGTGATGTTTAATATATGCTTTAATATCACAAGTATTACTAGATAGTCCATGATTCCACCGCACTAATTGTGTCTTCTAATTGTTTGACAATCTTGTCTTGAGCCATATATCCAAGCTGCATCGCCCAAATCATGGCTTCTTTTAAAGTGTATCCGTGTTCAATCGCACCAGAGATAATCTTTGCAGTTTTAGTTTGGTTGTCATCTGCAATCTCATATACAGCAATGGTATTTTCGCTGTTTAATACAAGATGCTCTTTCAAGAATAAATCTTCAGAAACATCACCGTTTTTATCAACCGTTGCTCTTTTGACAATGTCTTCTGGTTCAATACCACAGTTGTCTTCAATAATACCGATGTCACACAAGCACTCATCCAATGTTTCATTTGTCAAGAATGTTTGTCGTTGAATCTCAGAAATGTCTTCATCGACATTGCCTGTCAAGAATACAACCCAATGTTTATGATACTTGCGAACATCTTCCGATTGTGGGTCTTCGGTAGAAATCAAATGGTATTTAACACTATCGAACCACACAAGGTGTTCCCCCCACATTTTATCAAGTCCATCTGTATTAATTAATTTTTGTTCTAACATTTGTATCTCACTCCGTTATGGTGTAATATCGTACACCTTGAATTCAATCCGAGGATTATCACTATAGCGTTTACGACAGATAACATCACACACTTGGTTGTCATCGTGCCATACAATACCGCTGAGTGCATCCATTACGCCTTTCAGCACGTTATCAACATCTGGTTTCTTAGTCGGCAACACAAGACCATCTCTCATGTCAGTCCTAAGTTTATATGAACCACTTTTTGGTATCTTTCGGTAAATATCGAGTTCAAACAGTAGTGGCACATCAGTCACTTCTTTGGGGTGTTTGATTGTGTCTTTTATCAACTGTTTGTATGCTTTGGACTTCGGAGGGTCATACGCTCTCACGAAACGTCCACGACCACACAATCGTGGTCTACCTTGTGGTACTGGTTCACCATAAACTGTTGCTGAATAAATTAATTTCATTAATTAAACCTCTGCTCTGTCATACAATCGGCATACGGTATCTGTAATATCATCATATGCCTTAGATATTAACTTAACAGCCTGCTCCTTTGATAACTCGGAAGTCATCATTTGACGTCTGACTTCTGCCTTTAATTCATTTGTCCGATAATCAATAATAGAAATCATATGGAGTTCTTTAACCATTTTCATTCTCCTGTTTTTCAGATAGGATATCTTGATTGATTTTGTCAACGGTGGCAACCAATGTGTCATATCCTTTAGAGTTATTGATTTTGTAATCGCAATACCCCTTAAGCTCGTCAACCGATGTTTCAGACACGTCATTTAATCTAGTAGTGTCACAAGAACCATCACGTTGTTTCATACGCTTGATACGTTCTTTTTTATTCGCACTAATGAAGATTGACTTTTGATAACACGGAAGACCAACATCCAGTTCTTGCAACATTTGTAACTCATTCAAATAACGACAGTCAGTCACAATGTATCCCTCTGGGTTATCACGAATGATTTTATTACGCAAGACAATAATCCAAAAGTCTTTAAACATTGCTCGCAAACCATTGCCAAGCGATTGTAAATGCTTACGTTGTTTGCCGTCTAAGACGGTTTTTTCAATCGTTTGTACAACAGGTAGAATACCAATGATTTCATCTACGGTATGACCGCTCAAGTCTGCCAAGTATTCCATACCAGCATCTGTGCCTTGGTCTTGAATAATCTGTACTGTTTCCTTAATGGCATCAGCAAAAGCATATCTTGGTAGATTACCAACCAATAAATCAGCAACAGTATCTTTACCAACGCCTGCTCGTCCGACTAAAATCATTCGTTTTCCTCTTGTTGTCTTTGCAACTCATTCAGTATTAATTTCATATCTTGTACGCCATCTTCGATTGGCTCACCTTTAGTCAATTCAGCATCAAAGTTAAAACCAAAGATTTGTTGCATACGTTCTTGCGTTGTGTATTTTGTGTATTTGTTCTTATCAGGAAAATATAATCGCACTCGTGGTGCAAGATAGCCTGCTTGAGTACGTTCCCCATGTAGTTTTGTACAGATATAAAATTCATCACCGACTTTAATATCGTTAACGAATGCCGTACGGCTTTGTTTCTTAATTGCCGTAACCCTGTATTTATTCAGAGTTCTAAACTCTTGTGTTTTAATATTAATCATCGTTTTTTCTTCTCCTGTAATTTCTTCTGATAATATGGACAGCAGTATGAAACAGAGCAGTAATCTTGACACTTTCTACCTAATGGATATGTTTTAGATACCCATCGTTCTTTGGCAGAACATTCTTTAGGCAATTTATTGTTTGCGATGGCATTTACCAAGGCATCTTTCTTATATAACGCATAGTCAAGAAGACGTTGGTCGTTCATCTTAGGTAGTTGTATCAAATAACATTGCTGTGACAAATTAAATGTTTTAATCGTATTGATTGGCTCTTTAATGATTACTTGCAAGAACATATCATTAATGGGAATACCATGTTTATTTAGTAGTATCCTGTATAGGTTTTGTTGCTTACAATAGTCACCATAATAATGCAATCCATCGTACACCCATTGTTGTCTCATCTCGGTTTCACCTTTGCGTTTTCCACGTGTGATTACATGGGGTTTCCACAATGGTCGTCCACCCATCATTGTCGCACACTTGTATGCACCAACTACTTTGTAATCATATAAGACGTGATGTTCTAAGTCAATACAGTCCATCTGACCTGTGAGACCTTGATAATTCAATCGAAACTCACCAGCGTAATTCTGTGGCAAACAATTCTCAAGTATACCATGAAGTGATGTACCCACAGTCGCAGCGATGGATGAAAACGGATTGATTGTCTCAGGATTGTTCGCCTTTAGATACATATATAATGTCGGAGATAATACTTCTGTGACACTAAAGTGTGTTCGGTTTAAATCTCTGAGACGACTTGCGTTTACTAATAATGGTTTCGCTAGACATCGCTGTTGCATCCGACATTGGTTCATGCAGTCTTTAACCAATATGGTCTCACCATCAGGACACAGAAACGAGTTTTCTTTCACATATTCACCCCCTGTGTTTCCATTCTACGTATATTATACAGTATTTATCTGTGTTTGTCAACAAAAAAAAAGACCACCTGAGCATGAAAGGAGGGAAAATACTCAAGTGGTCTTTTGATAATAAATCACAGGTTTTTGTTTTTGGGTGAAACCTGTGAGAAACACCTCTCGGTTTTGCTGTGGTGTCAGCTTACGTTCTGACCCATAATAATTCATATCGCCACAGCTCGATAACCACACGTGTATATGACGTCCGATATACCGCAATGGATTTTACATGCAGCCACCAACAGGAGTCGAACCTGTACCGCCCATTTGGGGTTCTACCAATTAAACTATGGCGACACGAATGGTTACAAACATAAGATGTAACCATCAGGAGGAAAATTATGTATTGTGCCATCCGAATGAGAAACCCTTGAGTAACCCATTCGGTGATACAATGGCGTACCATATGTATCTGGCTCTGGAGGATAGTGTAGGATTTGAACCCACGGAGCGTTTCCGCTCTTCGGTTTTCAAGACCGATGCAATAAGCCAGACTCTGCCAACTATCCATGTAGGTGGGTTAGAAAAACAGCATGCGTCCGTTCTCCCTTTATCGGCAAACCCCTAATACCGACCACCATGGTTGCGACCCATAGTGGGTTTAATGGTGGAGACTGTTGGAATTGAACCAACGCAAAACACAGGGCTTCAACCTGTTGCTCTACCTACTGAGCTAAATCTCCATGGAAGAGATACTAGGGATTGAACCTAGGATTGCAGAGTCAAATTCTGCTGTGTTACCATTACACCATATCTCGATATTCTACCGCCATACAATCCCTGTTGTATCTTTCGACCACGCAAAGATTGCAATCTACGTGTCTTATGTTCGTATACGTCTATACTCATCGGCGGTAGATGCTATAGCACTTCCAACAATTCACCTCATGTTGGTTTGGAGCATTTTTTGTATTGGTTGCTAACTCCAGTCACCTGTTTAAGTCGTTGAAGACTTATCGTTTTACATCCGACACTGATGGTTATTTACCGCTTTGTCTAGCATTCCTGTTGTAGCTTGACAGGCTCAAGCGAGTTTTAACGTCTTCACAATGACGGCAGTAAATATAGAGTGTTCTCTACATTTTACATATGATTTTATCGTCTTATCTGACGGCATGACTATGAGGTCATACACCCCTGTTAGTTTTATCAAGGCTATCAGAAACTTGTTTGATGTTTGTGACACCGCACATCAAAAGAGGTCATGTCTTTTACATCTTTAGTGATGGTTTACAGTTTTCTCTGACATGATTTCTCGTTACATGTAACGCTCACTTGTGACACGGTAGGTAGCACCGCTTATGCTATTGGGTCTCTTGGGAATCGAACCCAAGCTCAAGTGTCTTGATTGTATCCAACAACGACCCATGTGTGCCAACGGATGTGACTCCGCTGGCTATGTTAAGAAAGGAGGGCTATGTACAGAGGTATCAACCTCTTAGTACACTATTATAATATCACATTCGTGATAAAATGTCAAGTATAAATTCTCAAATTAATTAAAGAAATTTACTTCTTCGAGATGTGATGTCTCTTCGTTGTACTTGAGTTGGAATATATCCGCATACCCCTTGATTGGTCTACGAGATTTCCCAATCTTAACGCATGAAATATTTTTGATTTTCTGACGTTCATCAAAGTCAAGTTGTGTATCCGTTTTATACGGTCGCCACAGTAGTAGAACAATATCTGCGATTGCCTTGAGTGCGTTTGCACCCTTGATATTACGCAAGACAGCTTCATAAGGTTTCTTATTTTTGTCTTTGCTAAAGTTGGACTGAGAGTCTTCATTAAACTGACAAAGCATAAAAAGAACCAAATTGAATTGCTTAACGTATTCTTTCATCTTATTGGCATTACGTGTCATTACAGGAATGTCATCAACCTCTGGGATTAAATGGAAGTGGTCAAACACGACAAAATCCACAGGAAAATCATTCGCTTGACATACTGCGGTAATCTTAAACAAGTCGTCAATATCCTTGTTTGGTTCATCCACAATACGGATACGCTTGTCTAGGATGGATGACACTCTTGAGTATAATTCTACGCCTGATTCCGTTTGTAACATCTCAAGTAATTTATCATCGTTGACACCTAAGATTTCCTTGATGATTTCAGCCAAGAATTGACCCCTTGGCATCTCCATGGAGAAAACCAAAATATTATCACTTGAGTCCATCAACCGATGTGCTGCAACTTTGGCTGCAAAGAATGATTTGCCTTGGTTTGTATATGCCCCAAGTAATACAATCTCACGGCGTTTGACACCACCCAAAGCCAAGTCCAAAGAGGGAAACCCAAGCGGCACACCTTCTTGCCCAATGAACGACTTCAAGTCTTCAAACGAATCAGAGAAACCATGGACTTTTTCCCAAAGTTCTTCACCATTCGTTGCTGATACATTGAGATAACTTTTGACTTCTTCAATGGAACGCTCCCATCGTTTAGCTAGCATGGTTGCAATATCAGCCAGAACCATGGAATCACTCACGGATTTACAAAAGCGTGCAGCCTTTTTGTATTGGTCTTCTTGTCTTGGGTACTCCTCTAAAAGGACATTCAAGCATGTAATATCTAAAGGTTCGGTCTCTAATGTAGAGATGTCATACCCATTTGTCAATAAATCATTGTAATCTTTACATTGTTTCAATATCATCACCAGATATTACTTCATTAGAGGTTTTAATGTACTCATCAACATAATACTCGTCTTTGTCACCATTGTATGTTACTTCCCAATATGTTTCATTAAAATAGCCATAAGTAGACATAACTAAGGCTTTATGATTTTGCAATGTCTTTGAAAACCAAACAATCTTTAAAGATTCATAAATTTCATCGACGTGATTATCTTCGACACTTAAAGTCAGCCATACAGCATTTAGACAATTCTCAATAAAATTCATTATTCATCCTCCTGTGATATTCTAATATATTCTTACCGAGTTCATAGACAATCGGAATAGAAACAGAGTTGCCAGCCTGTTTATACAGTTGTGCATTTGACATTATTTTTACACAAGTATCAAATTGTTGGTCTGTAAACCCCTGTAAACGCCAAAATTCCCTTGGGGTTAACTTGCGTATAATATTGGGATTACGACTTAACAATATCTTTGGTTCAATACCACCACCTTTAACGCACGTTAGAGTCGGTGACAAACCATTAGTCGAGTATATACGACCTCTCTGTGGATTCCCACCAAAAGATGTCGTATGAATTATATTTCCGACTTGAACAATAGATTGTTCGCTTTGGTTTGGTCGGTATAAAATGTCTTCGGTACATCCGTCTCCAAGATGTCCGATAATGAACACCCTTTCACGGTTTTGAGGAAGTCCAAAGTCTTTCGTGTTGTACACACGCCATGCGACACTATACCCTGCTTTGTCCATTTTAGACAATATTCGGTAGAATCCCCATCCGTTGTCGATGCTAAGTAGATTTTTAACATTTTCAATGAGCAACCACTTGGGTTTATATTTTGTTTCATCTAACAACCTCATGACTTCGTAAAATAAACCGCTCCGTGTATTCCTTATGCCATTCTTTAGTCCAGCAATAGAAACGTCTTGACAAGGAAAGCCAAACGCCCATAAGTCTGCATACGGCATCTCTGCACCGTTTAATGCACAAACATCTGGAGAAAACCAAAGATTATCCGTTGGATATAACGCACGGTATGATTGTTGTGCGTATTTATCTTGTTCGCACCAACCAACACAAGTCATCCCAGCTTTTGTTAAACCAGAGTGAAAACCGCCAATACCAGCGAATAAATCAATAAATTTCATCCTTAGTCCTCCTGTGGCATATTTAGTGATTTCCAATGGATTTCACCTGAGAATACATATGACATTTTCTTAAGTGACAAGTGTTTTGCTAGGGTTCTACCAATATGAGATTCGGCAGATACAGGAATATTTTTATCACCTGTGCGTTCATATAAATCAATCATATGTAATATCCCAAGTATTTGTCTATAAGACATATTTCGATGAATACTATGGTGTAAGTCTTGTATAAAATCCAAAGCATTCATATCTGTTGGGTTATCTATAGTAATAAAATCATAGCGTTTACCTAATAGATTATCAATCTTTTGTTCTAATTTCATTCGACAATCACCCAATCGTTTGCAAACTGGTCTCGTGGCTCTGGTGTATAAATACCAATGTATTCACGGTCTGTCATTTCAACCAAGGCATTATCCACAGGGATACCATTGGCATCAAACATAACCTTGTATCTTAGGTAGACACTGCCGACCCATGACTCTCTATAGCACTTTGAACCGATAGAGATTGTATCAAGTACCTCTGCATATGTCATAAGCTACCCCCAATTACTGTTAATGTGTGTCATGCGACCGTCATCGCTCATGGTATACTGACGAATAAAATAATTTGTGTCATCATACAGATATCCACCGAGTTGTTCCCATCGTTTATATAACTGTGCATATTCAAGCAAGCGTTTTTGCTCAGTGATTGTAAACTGAGATAAGACATTTGAGTACTGCTCAGGGTCATCCAAGTAGTCTTCAAAATATACGCCTATTACTTTAGATATCCAAAGGTCGCCCAAGTCGTCATCTTCAAACGACTCCATTTGTTTTGACACAGTTTTATACTCTTTTTTAAACTTGGTTTCTTCTTCTAGTAGTTGTTTCAAATGTAATTCCGCAGAATGTTTATCATAACATAAATATTGAATATATTCGTGATAATCTTCCCATTCACCACTGCAAGAATAAACGATATATATGTCTTTCATTAATCTTCTGACCTTTCACCTGTATACCACTCTTGATATTCGTCATTGTCGTTCTCGATGTAAATTACAATATTGTCATTAAACAAGTATGTAATTAAGTCTTCTTTGGTTTTAAACAATGATGGATTTACTAAGTGCGTACTTTCGTGGTCGATATAACCTTCTTCATCTGAGGATGATTCAATCACTGGAATACCCAACTCACTTAGCCAATGTTTAATTTCGGTATAAAACAGGCTGGTGGACAAATCGTTGTTATTGCGTTGGTAAATACCTGTAATTAAATAAGAGAATTTTTCTTGTGGTGTAGACAGCACGTCATAACCCCAGCCGTATTCCCCAAGCCATTCATATAGTGTAAACCCTTGATAGCAACTTGGGATTTCATATAGATGATACAATGGATTACTGAAGTCGGTTTCATCCTCGCCTGTATCCCAGCCATTGCCACAAATGATTTTACTTGTGCCAAAAGCCAAAGAATGAGCCGAGGAACTATTGGTTTCAAACACATTATTTCTTGTTAATTGCATATTTGTTTACCTCCCAAAGAGTAATCCAGTCATTTGCATTTACATCAGACGTACTTGCGGCATATAACCATTTAGACTCATCACAAGCCTTTATAACTGCTTGACCCAAATAGTCTTTATCATGAGAATACACCAAGTCAGAATAAACACATGTATTATCATCCCAAGATTTACGCTTAACACATTTACCACGAGAACATACATAATACATTGCTTCTTGATAACCGATTTCACCCTTTGGGTCTTCAACCCATTCTTGAAAATCATCGTTATCATTTTCGATATGTACTGTAATTTCATCATTGAATAAATACGTAAGTAAATCTTCTTTAGAATTAAACATTTGTTTACACACTACGTCATAAGACTGATGGTCTACATAACCGTCAATTCTTTCGTCATCACCTGGATATTCATATTCAAGTTTAATACCTAGTTCAGTTAACCATTGTACAATTTGTCTAAAAAACGAGTCATTATACATCTCACCCCAAGTTTTATACTGGTAAACGGACGACATCAAATAACTTAATTTTTCTGCTGGAGAAGATAATACATCAAATCCCCAACCGTACTCATCAAAGTATAACGGCATATACGAATACATTTCGTATTCCTTTGGTTTCTTTGTTAGATGCAATTCTTTGACGGCAAAACATAAGTCATTGCATGGCTTATAATTGTAATCACGCAAGACATTGTTTTTGTATGCCAACGAGTGTGCAGAACTAGAGTTTGTTTCAAAGACTCCGTTGCGTATTAATTTCATCACTTCGTTACCTCCTGTTTGTCAACCCAGTAATCAACAATTTTCATCTTATGTTCGACTTCGATAAAACAAATAAGATTTCTTCTATTGGTATTATATTCTTCATAACATTCAAGCATATAATATCGACCATTAGAACATAGATATATCTCTTGAACCTTAGCATAAAGACTATCTAAATATAACACGATATGTCTGACTCTGTCTAAGCAAGACGGCATCATGCTTCTGTCACAACGGATACCAACTGGTTGCTCTAGTAAACATTCCAAGGAATGTTGGTCATGAGAATCCATTAGTGTTCCTCCCTAGTATTCAGCGTTTACCTCGATAGAACGAATATCGATAATTAAATCATCGTCAAACAAAT